AATTGGAACAACGTGACGCAATTGCAAAATACATTCGTACTGGTCAAACTCGTGACATCACAGGTTTGAAAACTACTGATTCAGGAAGCGCAGCTCTAATCCCTACTGAAGTTTTGAAACCTCATTTTGTTAACAAAACACGTAATCCACTTTTGGATCTTGTAGAACGTGTGAAAGTTAACAGTGGATCTGGTAAATATCCAGTTATCAAGAAGACGGATGGTGTAATGGTTTCAACAGAGGAATTGAAATCAAATCCAGAACTCGGAAAACCAGTAATTAGCGAGATCGATTATTCAATCAAGACTTACCGTGGATACGTCCCTGTGTCACAAGAAATGATTGACGACGCAGACTATGACATCATGACCATTGTTGAAGACGAAGTTTTCAATCAAGGTGAAAACACCGAATTATCATTAGTTACAGCTGTCCTCAAAACAGCTACCCAAGCAGATGCTGCTGGATTTGATGGTATTAAAGATATCTACAACAAGCGGCTTAAATCAATTTATAAAGCAAGCATCGTTGTTACTAAGTCAATGTTTGCCGCACTTGACAAGGTGAAAGACAAAGATGGGCGCTACATGCTTCAAACTGATGTAGCTTCACCTACTGGCTATTCATTTGGTGGGAAAACAATCTACAAAGTAGATGACACAGTGTTTGGAAACGAAGGAGACATGAAATTCTTCATCGGAGATGTCACTGAGTTCGTCAAAGAGTTTGACCGTGCTCAAGTATCCGTTAAATGGGTGAACAATGACATTTACGGACAATTGCTTGGTCTTTTTATCCGTTTGGATATTAAGAAAGTAGATGAAGAAGCTGGATTCTTCGGAACATACACTGATGTTGTAGCTTAAGGAGGTAGCGTATGAGCTATAAAGTAATCCGTCCTTTCAAGGACTTGGCTGATCCTGAAAAACACGACTATGCTGTTGGCGATATCTTTCCTCGTGATGGATATGAGCCAACAGATAGCTTTACCAATGGCCTTTTGACTGGCGCCAACACTGCTGGGTCTATCTTCCTTGAAGTTTTGGGGGAGGATGAGCCTAAGAAACCAGCGACTAAAACAAAAGAAGTGAAGAAAGATCCCGCAGTTGAGCAGGAAGAAACAGTTGATGAAACTGCTGAAGAGCCCGTCGCAGAAGAAGAGGAATAAACATGGATGAATTTCAGCTGTTACAGTTGCTGAAACTCAAGTTAGGTATTTCAACTAAATTGAGAGACAAGCCACTAGAAAAAATCATTTCAAGTGTCATCACTGAATTGACCGATAATCTCGGTATTGAGCTTGTCGGTGACCGTGCTGATCATGAAATGTTTATCGTTGACTATGCTGCTTATCGCTATGAGGGTGGGGTGGATATGCCACGTCACCTTCAGTGGCGACTACATAATTTACAGATAGCATCAAAGAAAGAGGTCAAGAATGTGGAATCATGAAATCACACTGATCTCCAAGAAAGTAACAGGTAAGGATAAGTTACTACAACCAATCTCTGAAGATGTTGAAGTTACTCTGTTGTGTCGTAAAAAGAAAGTTACTCGCTCTGAATTTTATCAGGCGAATCAGGCAGGCCTAAAACCGAGCTTAGTCGTTGAGATTCGAAATTTTGAGTATGAGAATCAAGAGTTTGCGAAGTTTGAAGACAAGCAATATCGCATCTTAAAAACCTATCCTATCGATTCTGAGATTTTAGAGTTGACTTTGTCAGAGGTCTTGAAATGAGTATTGACCTTGCTGATTTGATAGCGAAAGAGCTTGCAGCTTACTCTGATGAGGTTACTGAAGAAGTGGATAAGATTGCAGAGCAAGTGGCTGATGAGACTGTGGATGAGTTGAAAGAGACAAGTCCGAAACGATACGGAAAGTATCGTAGAAGTTGGAAAAAGAAGAAGTTGGCCAATGGCTCTTTTGTTGTCTTCAACGCAGTTGCAAGTCTTACTCACATACTTGAGAACGGACACCTTTCAAGAAATGGTGGTCGTGTCGCTGGTATCGTCCACATCAAGCCAGCTGAAGAAAAAGCAATTCAGAACTTTGAGAAGCGTATCAAGGAGATTGGGAAATGAAGCTATCAGACTTTACTGTTATTTTAGAACAGGCAAACTTGCCTGTCACTTATCGAGCGTTTAAAACTGGGAACGCTCCTGACCTACCTTACCTGGTCTATTATGAATCAAGTCCAGTCATCAATGCAGCTGACAACACGGTTAATCATCAGATTAAGAGCGTGACAGTTGAGCTGGCTTTTGAGAGTAAGGATGAAGATTTGGAAGAACGTCTGGAAGAGCTGTGGACAACCCACGAGCTCTTTTTCGATGTTCAAGAAGAAACATTTATCGATACTGAAAGACTCTATGTCAAGTCTTATACAGTCTATCTATACTAAGGAGGAATGACATGACTCAAGAAAACAAAGTAACCTTTGGTTTAAAAAATGTTCACGTTGCGCCAATCAAATCAATTGGTGCAGATGGAGTGATTACTTACGATGAAACTTTCCGCTTTCCTGGGGCAATGGAATTGACATTGGATCCAAAGGGTGAATCAACACCAATCAAAGCAGATGATATCGATTATCACTTCATGAATTCAAATGAAGGATATGAAGGGAAATTCAAAATCTCTCACATTATTGAAATGTTTGCGACTAAGATTTTGGGTGAAATCAAAGATGCTCAGACGGGTGTTTTGACTGAAAAAGCTGATGCAGAATTCACATCATTTGCCTTGATGTTTGAATTTTCAGGGGACAAGAACAAAACACGTCATGTTCTTTACTATTGTTCAGCGAGCCGTCCAGGAAATGGATCAAAAACCAAGAACGGTACAAATGTCAATGAGCGTGAACTTGGCTTTAAAGCAAGTCCTCGTCCTCTTGATTCAGTTGTTAAACGTTCTATCACATCAGCTGATAGTAAGGAAATCTATGACAACTGGTTCAAGAAAGTGTATGAACCTACTGCAGTGACAGGTTAAGGAGAAAATCTATGCGCAAAATCGTTTTGGTTGGTGATCAGGAGTACGAGTTAGGGACTAACGGCTATACTCCTATCGCCTACAAGCAACAATTTGGAAAAGATTATTTTCAAGATTTGTTCTCGATGTTGAAAAATCAATCATTCATGAATGAATTGAACAAGCTTGAAACCGACAAGGAGTTGACAGCGACTAATATTGATATTTCGATGTTGTCAGATTTTGACATGACCTTTTTCAACCGTCTTTTTTGGACCTTTGCTAAATCTGCAAATCCTCATATCAAGCCTTATGAACAATTCTTCATGGAAATGGAAGTGTTTCCGATCCAGGAAGTTGGACCTGTGCTGATGGAAATGCTGAATGCGAGCATGACGACAAAAAAGCACCAGATGAATCAGAATCAGCTAGCGAAGAAATCTTTACAGTAGAGTCCTACTTATCCTGCTGTAAAGAAACTGGTCTGTCTATCGATGATTTAAAGCACATATCAATTGGAATGGCTCTGGATTATCAAACGGATTATGTAAATCTGCGGAGCGAGGATAAGGGTGGCGAACGGAAAGCCACGCAAGCTGATTTTGACAGTTTTTAAATAAAAAATGAGTGCTGAGAGAGTGATTCTGAGGTCAAGTTCCTTGCCCTGACTGCATTATCAGTCGTAGAAGTTCTCTCAGCGCTTTTCTATTTTTTTGAGAAAGGAGGAAATATGGCAGGAAATATCAAAGGTATCAAAATTGAAATCGATGGCGACACGCAACCCTTGCAGAAGGCGCTGAAAAATGTCAATAAGGCTGCTACTGATGCAAGTCAGGAGTTGAGACAGATTGACAAAGCCTTGAAGTTTGATACAGGGAACGTAACGCTATTGACTCAGAAGCAAGAAGTTCTGCAAAAGCAAGTTGCGACGACCAAGGAGAAATTGGAAACTTTGAGGCAAGCTCAGTCTCAGGTGGAACAGCAGTTCAAAAATGGGAATATCGGCGCTGATCAGTACCGTGCTTTTCAACGTGAAGTCGAAGTAACCCAAAATGTCCTGAAGGGCTATGAAGGAAAACTAGCAAACGTAAATCAGGCACTTGCTGAGAATGGAAATGCAACTAAAAGCAACCAAACACAACTGAAAGAATTGCAGAATGAACAGAGTCAACTTGCTTCAGAGATGAGTAAGGTGACAAGTTCATTCAAATTGCAAGAAAGTGCTTTGGGTTCAAATGCTAGTGAAGCCGAGAGAAATGCTCTTGCCCAGAAAAAGATTGGTGCTCAGTCTGAGATTGTAATTAAACAGATTTCAAATCTAGAACAGCAATTGGAAATCACTAAAAAAGAATTTGGTGAGAACTCCACACAGGCCAACAAGATGGAAGCTGAGCTAAATCAGGCTAAGACAGCTTTTAATCATCTCAATGATGAGATGAAGGGAACAAAGCCTGTTGCTGATAGCACTCAAGAAAGTTTAAGTGAAATCTCAAGAAATTTAAGAGCAGAACTACTTCAACAGTTTAGTGAGAAGTTGAGTGCTATTTCAGAAAAGCTTGTGGAAGTAGGAAAAGAAGCGTTAGAAGCAGCTGCTCAAATGCAAGCTAGTAATGCTCAATTTACTACCGTTTTCGGAGATATGGAAATCCAAGCAAGAGAAGCGTTGAATGCTATTGGTCAGGAAATGGATATTGTCCCAGAGCGATTGCAAGGATCATTCACTCAGATGGCTTCGTTTGCCAAAACTTCAGGATTGGATACAGCAGAAGCTTTGGATCTTACTTCTCGTGCAACTAGGGCAGCAGCAGACGGTGCAGCCTTCTATGACAAATCTATTGAGAGCGTAACAGAGAGCTTACAATCTTTTTTGAAGGGAAACTTTGCTAACGATGCCGCTCTTGGCATTTCTGCAACAGAAACGACCAGGAATGCCGTTGCAAATAAATTGTACGGAAAGTCATTCAAGGACTTGAGCGAAGCGCAGAAGCAATTGACATTGCTTCAGATGGTCGAAGACGGAAATAAACTCTCAGGAGCTCTTGGACAGGCGGCAAGAGAATCAGACGGATTAGAAAACGTGATGGGGAATCTGAAACAAGCTGGAACCAATGCATTATCTGCTATTGGTCAACCTCTTCTGGAAATGATGATCCCTGTTTTCCAAACCTTGGCAACGATTGTGAAAGGTGTGGCCGAGCTGTTCAATTCCTTACCTGATCCAGTAAAAGATTTCATTGTCATTTTAGGGGTTGTTTTGACAATTGTGGGAGCCTTAGCCCCCATATTCTTAACCCTGCAAGCCGTGTTTATGTCTTCATTCGGAGCTATGATTGCAGCCGCATTACCAATCATTGGGATTATTGCAGGAGTAGTGGTGGCTATAACAGCGATTGTTGCAATTGTGAAATACCTTTGGGAAACTAATGAAGGCTTCAGAGAAGCGGTCACAACTATCTGGAATGCTATACTAGCCGTTATCAATACAGTCGTTTCAGAAATCTCTGATTTCATCATGAGTATATTCGGAACGGTTGTTACTTGGTGGACAGAAAATCAAGAGCTTATACGATCTAGTGCAGAAACAGTCTGGAATGCTATCCAAACCGTAATTGATGCAGTCATGACTTTCTTAGGTCCATTAATCGAGGCCACATGGGCGAATATCCAACTGGTCATCACGACCGCTTGGGAAGTCATAAAGACTGTTGTTGAAACTGCAATCAATGTTGTCTTAGGTATTATCAAAGCAGTCATGCAGATCATCACAGGTGATTGGTCAGGAGCGTGGGAAACAATCAAGGGAGTTTTCTCGACTGTATGGAATGCTATCCAAAATGTTGTTCAGACCATCTTCACAGCCATCCAATCGTACATTTCAAATACGATAAACGCCATTTCAAGTACAATTTCAAATGTATGGAATGGAATTTCAAGTACAATTTCAAATGTATTAAATAGTATTTCAAATACTGTTTCAAATGTTTGGACAGGAATCAAAAATTCAATAGGGAATGCTATCAACGGTGCCAAAGATCTTGTAAGTTCAGCAATTACCACTATTAAAAATTTGTTTAATTTTAAGATCAGTTGGCCACACATTCCATTACCTCATTTTAGTGTATCAGGATCAGCTAATCCTCTTGATTGGCTGAAAGGTCAAATCCCTAGAATTGGGATTGAGTGGTATGCCAAAGGTGGTATCATGACGAAACCGACTATTTTTGGCATGAATGGTAATAATATGATGGTTGGTGGTGAAGCTGGGAATGAAGCTGTATTACCGCTTAACGAAAGAACACTTGGGGCGATTGGTCGTGGAATAGCTAAAACTATGGGCGACAATCCAACAAACATCAATATCACAATCACTGGCAATGTTGTCAGAGAAGAAGCAGATATCAGTAGAATTGCTGACCAAGTAGCACAGCGAATTGCTGATGAATTGCAACGTAAGACACAATTGAGAGGAGGTATTGCATGATAAAGTATAACGAACTTGTAATTGACGGTGTAAGAACATCGTCTTTTCCTTTTAAAGTTATTGTCCATGATCCTCCTTCTATTGCTTTAGGAGAAAGCAAGACAGAACTCCTAGAGCATGGTGGCATTAGTGGAGCAATTGTTCAAACTAATAAACATCGTCAATTAATTCAGAAATCTTATACAATTTATCTAGTCAAACCGACTGAAGAACAGATGAATCAATTCATGAGCTTGTTTATCCGAGAAAAATTTTGGCTAGAGAGTGAGCGAGTTAAAACAACTCGTCTCTGGTGTTATAAAGCAAATGCGACTGATCTTGAAGAAGTACAACCTGGTCTTCATATGACCAAAGTAACTTTTGCTTGCCATCCAACCAAATACTTTAAAACCACTGATACGCAAAGATTGACAAGAAACGGAGTTTTGACAACTCAAGGCTCTGCTCTTGCCTTTCCTAAAATCACACTCATAGGACAGAGTGCTACCGAGACTTCGTTTACAATTGCTGGTCAGGTTATTCGTCTTGAAAAACTCTCAGAATCGCTTGTGATGGTAAATAATCCTGATAATCCTAGTTTTAAAACTACAACAGGGAAGCTAGTTAAATGGTCAGGTGATTTTATCACAGTAGATCCAGCAAAAGTTAAAAACGTTGGTGTCGTTTTAGGTCCAGGGATTCAATCGCTTGAAATTGAGACGGTTTGGGGGTGGGCTTAATTGCTTTATTTACTTGATAAAGATGTGAGAACTGTTCGATGGAACGGTGAGCCACTTCATGAAGCGACATCAGCAATTGTCAAAGAAGTTACAAATGGCGACTTCATTCTAACTGTGAAGTATCCTATTTCAGATACAGGTATTTATCAGCTTATTAAAGAAGATATGCTGATAAAAGCCCCTACACCAGTTCTTGGACCACAATTATTCCGAATAAAAAAACCTGTTGAAGAAAATGATTATCTTGAAATAACAGCATATCATATCACAGACGATATTATGCAACGATCTGTAAAGCCAGTGAGAGTCACAAGCCAAACTTGTGCAGTAGCACTTTCTCAAATGGTTCAAAATGCCAAGACAGATTTAGGTGATTTTTCTTTTTCAAGCGACATACGAGAATCAAGAACCTTCAACATGTCTGAGACAGAGACTATTTACTCTGCAATGCTTGATGGTAAACACAGCATTGTTGGTACTTGGGAAGGTGAGCTAGTGCGTGACAATTTCTCATTGACGGTTAAAAAGAATCGTGGTGAGGATCGTGGTGTTGTAATCACTACACATAAGAATCTGAAATCTTATCAACGTTCTAAAAACTCGCAGAACGTAATTACCAGAATTCATGCTCGGTCTACATTCAAACCAGAAGATTCAGAACATGAAACAACAATCAAGGTTACTGTTGATAGTCCACTAATCAATACATATCCGTATATTAACGAAAAAGAGTACGAAAATAACAACGCTAAAACTGTTGAAGAGTTGAAAAAGTGGGCACAAGCTAAATTCACAAATTCAGGAATTGACAAAGTATCTGATACAATCAAAATCGAAGCATACGAGCTAGATGGACAAGTAGTTCATCTAGGTGACATTGTAAATATTAAAAGCTTGAAGCACAATGTAGATACTTATAAAAAAGCAGTCGCATATGAATATGATGCATTGAAGGAAGAATACATTTCTTTAGAATTTGACGACAAAGCTGGCATAGGTGGTTCAGGAGTATCGAATGGTCTTTCTGATGTGACGAATGCAATTCTTAATGCAACCTACTCAGCACAAGAAATAGCAATTGATAGAGCAGCTAGAAATGCTGATTTAGCTTTTGAACAACAATCAAGCCAACTGAAAAAAGAAATCGAAGACGGTATCGAACTAATCAAAGCCAAAGCTGAAAAAAACAAGAAAAAACTTTCTGAAGAAATCAACAGACAGTTCCAAGAGTTCAACCCATCAGGTTTTGAAGAAGCTAAAGCTAAAGCAGAGGAAGCTTTACAAAAAGCTGGAGCAAATGCTGATCTCGTTGAGGAAGCGAAACGAATTGCTGATAGTAATACTAGGGATTTAAATGCCTTTAAAACCTCGACTCAGAAAGAACGTGAGAAGTTATCAGATGAGTTAAAGCGTTACTCACGAGAAGAAACCGAGAATAAACTGACAGAAATCAGGGAAGTTCTGGCTAGTGACTACGTTTCAAAAAGGACCTACATGGAAGATTCAGAAGGGACACGTCAACGACTCGAAGCTATGACACTAGACAATAAGTCAAAATTGGCCGAGTACAAGCAAACAGTTGATGGTCAATTCACAAATCTATCTAGTCAGATTGCTGACAAAGTCGACAGGTTGGATTTCCAGCAAGTCAAAGAAACTTCACTGATTTATGAACGCATTTTGGGAAGGACAGACTCAAACGTTGCTTCAAACATTGCCCGTATGGCCTTGACCTCAGAATTGTTCGAGGTTGAAGTAGGCAAGAGATTTAGTAATCTGACAAATCTGTTTTACGCTCCGACTAAAATTCCTAAATACATTTCATCAGTCGCAACAGATAAACATTTGGAACGTGTCAGTTGGGGCGACCATGACGGGATTAGAATTAACTATACGGACTCCATGTCTGGCTGGCTGGGAGTTCGGTTCCCTCTTACTAAAAAGTTTGTGAAACAAGGTGAAAGCCTTGGTTATCGTATTGAGATTGCAGTTGATAAAGTACCAAGAGATGGCAAGGTTTTAATTCAGTTGCTAGACAATACAAAAAGTTTAGGAATGTACTATAACTCTCAAATTACACTTACCAAAACAGGTAACCAGGTGTTCACAGGATATTTAGACATTCCCTATACTGGCGAGCTGAACGAGTATTCACTTAGATTCACTCTCACAAGTCCAGGGAACATTGTCATTCATAAACCTATGATTATCGATAAGCGCTTAATTCCTGAAGAATTTGTAGACAGCACTGACTATAACAATGAGTATAACCGTGTGAATATGTCCTTGCTACAGGATAGTTTTGCTATCAAGGCTTTGAATAGCGCAGGAGATATTATTGCTGGAATTAACGTTGGTGCTAATGGGAACAACCGTATTATTGGTCGAGCTACCCACATCACTGGAGAGACCTTGATTGACAATGCGGTCATCAAATCTGCTATGATTGACAAGCTGAAGACCGCTAACTTTGAATCTGGTTCAGTCACTACTACTATTTTAGGAGCTGAAGCAGTCACAGCCGATAAAGTTAAATTCGACACAGCTTTCATTAAAAAACTTGTATCACAACAAGCATTCATTAATGAGTTATTTGCTCAAAGAGCGACAATTACTCGAATCCAGTCTATCGACTTCACAGGCGAGCATATTCGAGGTGGGCGCATTTCGTCCATCAACGGAAGCACAAACTTTAATTTGCAAGATGGTTGGCTTGAAATGAACGCTCACGGTGTAGGTATTAAAAATGCATTTCCTAACCGTCCATTACAATCCCTTGTTTTTGGTCAAGGTAGTATAATTGGTGAATACGGTTCAGAAAGAATACCTGGCGCCTATATTGGTCTGTTGAGTAGCCGTAACGGTTTGACAGATAGAGATCATACAGCTGCTGGTTTGCAAATTTGGAACGGGAGAAAAGACGGTATTGTTCATTCATTCGTTAATTTGTACGGCAAGAAAATTGAATTTAGGCAACACGGGGGCGACGACTCCCCTCTTGTAACGTTAGATATGACTAAAAAAGAACTAATCGGACTCGAGAATATCATGATCAAAAATAATTACCTTAGCAACATATTAGACAATATTTTCGATAATTTCAGAAATATTTGGGATAAAGGGGGTACTTACAGTCGTGGATATCACCCAAATTGGAGATAAAAATAGAAGGATAGAACATGAACACATCAGAAAAAGTAATTCAAAACCTAGGCATTCAATTAACGAATAAGACAATCGACGAGGCGTTCAGCCTTGCTGAACGTGATGAAGCGCAGGAGCAACTTAAAGAAGCTCACAGTCAACTTGAAAAAATCAACAAAGTATTACAGTCAAATGAAGAGTTAAAGGCTCTATTTGACAAAGTAGCAGAAGAATTAGATAAACCACAGGAGGAAGCATAATTTTATGACATTTAAAGTAGTAAACAAATATCTTCAGGATAACAACCGCACATTCGTAGCCATTCGACAAGAGGCACCATACACAGCTTTTGACCGTGTCTTAATTGGTAACCGTGTGAATGACTCAGATGAGGAATTAATTACAGCAGTCCTTGGCCAGGTAGCTACTGAATTAAATCCTGCTGAAGGTGTGAAGAAGCTGCAGGAAGACTTACAAACACAAGCTCAAGAATATGAAGTCAAGCTCGCTGAGAAAGATGCTAAAATTGCAGAAGTTAAGGCAGTTGCTGATTGGGCTGTATTGGCTCGAGTGACAGACACAGATAATCCACTAGATCCTACATTGTTTAAGCGTGGACTTGAATTGGTTGATTTAGGTCAGACTGGTAAGACGTATAAACCACAAGAAATCTTCACGCTTGATAATCCAGGACATGTTGAGAAATTCCAGGAAGGGCGAAGGGTCATGATTCAAGTGAATGAAGAATTCACTTATCAAGGTCAAACGCTCGAAGAACTAGCAAACCTTGAACAAAATGGCAAGTTAGGTATCTGGAAATGGACAGAACCGAAGAAAGAAGAACGGTCTAATGAGCTAAACACTCAACCCGTTCAGTAAGAGGTAGCTTATGTCATGGTCAGAAGCGTTTGAAAAAATAATACACGCCATCACTCAACTAGCACCCACAATCGGAGTTGTCGCTACGGGTTGGTTAGGTTTGCAAGCAAGTAAAGCTGGAAATCTCAACAAGGAACAGTTCAATGAATTAAAAACTGAGTTGAATACTATTCACGTTATCGGAGAAGATAACAAGAAGAAAATCATTGAGATTGATAATAAATTGGCAGTTCACGATGAGGCACATTTAGCTACAATGTATCTACGTTTAGAACGGGATATCACAACAGCTCTTAAGCGTGGATATACCACAGTGCATGAGTCTGATATTATTCATAAAATGCACTCCAGCTATAAGAAGTTAGGTGGCAATGGGCGAATTGATGCCCTTTTTAACAAATATTTAAATTTAGAAATTTCGGAGGAACATACAAATGCAACAAATCAATGAAATTTTAATCAATGGCGCTATCAGCATTTTAGTCATTTTGATTGGAATTGCAGTCAAGGCTGTCAAAGAATACCTGGTTCAAAAAGGCGGAGAAAAGACAATCAAGATTGTTGAGATTCTAGCCCGAAATGCAGTAAACGCAGTAGAACAAGTATCTGCAGAAACTGGATATAAAGGTGAGGAAAAGCTGGAACAGGCACGTATTAAGATCCGTGCTGAGCTTAACAAATACAACATCCACATGACTGATAGCGACCTCGATACATTCGTTGAGTCAGCAGTCAAGCAAATGAATGATGCTTGGATGAACAAATAATAGTTGAGAACCCAAAAGGGTTCTCTTTCTTTTTAAAGAAAGGGGGTAGCACTTGCAGAAGGTTATTGAGAAGAAATTAACCATTTCAACCAACAATCGAGATGTAGACAGACTTTATCAAGAGTTTTATAGCAAGGACAAAGGCATTGCTGAATTCAAGTTCACGCTTGATGAGTTGACCGCTACTAAGGTAATCTGCTTATTCTATTTCAAATCCACCAAGCGATACCAAGAAGTAGAAGCAACAATCGAAGGTAATTCATTCACAGTTCAATTTGATACATCATTGATCACGACAGATGAATCTGTCGTTGGCTACATCTACTTCGAGAAGGTAAAGCAGTCAGCAGATGTGTATAGCTTTATTTTTAATGTTCACGTAAGTGAGATTGATAAGGCAGTTAAGACACCACTTATTGAACGTGAATCAGGGCGAATTGTTAACGTCAAGGATGTTGTGACCAAGCAAGAGTTGGATGCGCTTTTTGAAAAAATTAAAGCACAAGGTGGAACGTATGACGACAGCAATATTCGTACTGAAATAAGCCGTATTTCAGCAGATATTGAAGCATTGAAGACCAAACCTGACAATGACACCATCTATAATGACAAGCCCCTTGTAGAGCGTGTAGTAGCTTTAGAAAACAAACCAGGTATAGATACCAGTGGTTTAGTCACTAAGCAAGAACTGGAAAGCAAAAGTTATCTCACAAAGCATCAGTCATTGTCTGACTATGCAACTAAGCAAGAAATCCCTCAACCGTACAATGATACAGAATTGAAAGAACGAGTTAATCGGTTAGAAAGTAAACCGAATATCGACACTTCAAACTTTGTAACAAACGAGGTTTTAGCTAGCAAGGGGTATCTTACTGAACATCAAAGTCTAGAGGGTTACGCTAAGAAATCTGAAATCCCTCAAGCTTATAATGATACTGAAGTAAAACAAAGGCTTTCAGTTGTCGAGCAAAAAGGGGAAAGCTACGCAACTAAAGAACAACTTGCATCTATTCCTAAAAATCCTCAGAAATTGACTTTATCAGGAAACACGCTCATTCTTTCAGACGGTGGCGGAAGTGTTAATTTACCAGCTTCAACAAGTAGCAATACTGGACAAGTAAACCAGTACGAAATACACGGGACGGGCTTTCCTAATGGGAAGGTTACTGCTCCAGTCGGGACAACTTATGTCGATACCGCTGTAACAAGTGGAGCTCTCAAGTGGATAAAGAGACAAGGAAGCGGAAATCAAGGATGGGAGGTTCTCACAGGCGACACAGGTTGGAGAACTTTAAATATTAAATCTAAACTCGGAAACTCATATCTAAAAGTTAGACGAAAAAATGATGTAGTTACTTACCAATTTGGTGGGCTTTCTTGGGGTTGGTTCGGCGTCATTCGTAGAGGTGGTGTAGGATACGAGGCTCAAGGGAGCGACAAAGAACGAAATTGCTACATTCTAGGGCTAGGTGGCGTTCCTCAAGGTTTTAGGTCTGAGTCGTCTTTAATTGGCGGTATTTATAACGATAAGGGAACTCCGTATGGCACATGGTACCTTGGTGGTCCGGGCGACAGTAACATGCTACGCTTCCAGTTTACTGATCCAGTACCAACAGACCGCGATATCGGAGATATTCGAGTAAGTTCTATCTCTTACTTAACAAGCGAGCCGTGGCCTGACCGTTTGCCATAATGAAAGGAAAAAATAAATGGATATTGATAAAAGCAGATTAAGAACTGGACTTCCACAAGTTGGAGTACGTCCTTACAGACAAGTACACGCTCATTCAACGGGGAATAGGAACTCAACAGCACAGAATGAAGCAGACTACCATTATCGTAAAGACCCTGAACTTGGATTCTTCTCTCACGTAGTCGGTAATGGTCGAGTAATGCAAGTAGGACCAGTTAATAATGGTTCATGGGACGTTGGTGGCGGTTGGAACGCTGAGAGTTATGCAGCAGTTGAATTGATTGAAAGCCATAAGACACAAGAAGAATTCAACCGTGATTACAGGTTGTACGTTCCGCTTTTGAGAAATCTTGCGGATGAAGCAGGATTGCCAAAAACTCTTGATACAGACGACTTGGCAGGTATCAAAACTCATGAATACTGTACCAATAACCAACCAGACAATCATTCAGACCATGTTGATCCTTACCCTTATCTTGCCAAATGGGGCATCAGTCGTGAGCAATTCAAGCACGATATCGAGCATGGCTTGGATGTTGAACCAGGCTGGAAGCAGAACGACACAGGCTACTGGTATGTTCACAAGGACGGCTCTTATCCTAAAGAGAAATTCGAGAAAATCAAAGGTGTGTGGTACTACTTCAACAACTTAGGCTATATGCTTGCTGAATGTTGGCAGAAGCACAAAGATGGTAAGTGGTACTGGTTTGACAAATCAGGTGCCATGGCCACAGGTTGGAAGTCAATCTCGAACAAGTGGTACTACTTTGATGCAGACGGAGCAATGGTCACTGGCTGGGTTGCTTACAAGGATAAGATATACCATTTGAAAGAGACCAGTGGAGAAATGACTTCCAAGGAATTTGTAAAAACAGAAAAAGGCTGGTACTATGTCAACGAGGATGGGACTCGTGCAGACAAACCAGAGTTCACAGTTGAGCCTGATGGCTTGATCACTACCGTAGTAAAATAACTAAAAATTAAATAGAAAGAACA